TGCATCAATTGCAATTAATTGGTCTCTTTTAGGTGCCAAGTCTAATGAATTAGGTATTACGGTTACTCGAATTGAGGAAGTTGTTTCTGGAGTAAAATTATTTAATGTAACATTACCATTTATCACATCTATCTCTCCAGCGTCATTAATGACTATAACATTTTCCCCAGCAACAATTTTATACACTATCACTTTTCTTTTTGTAGAATCTGCTATTGGTATATCTCCAAAATAATGGTCAACGCTCGGCGCGATTTTCGTTCTAAATGCAGTTGAAGATAAAATAAATGCCGTAGAACTACCAGATTGGAAAATAGGTGATGTAAATTTTAATGAAAAGTTATTTTTACCATCAATAATAGAAGGTGATATATCCATAAACATAAATGGTCTTACAGTAGAGTTTTGTATTGCAGGATCCGAGTTATCAATTAATTTTAATAATTGTGAATGCCTGAATACCCCATCAAATTTATTTAGGTTATTAAAATTATAATCTGATATGGTATCTCTGACTACCGAAGTTAATTCTACTGCTGTTCTATCTGTAAGGTTTGGATTATATTTAAAGAATACATCCAATTCCAAATATGTGTAATTAGGGTCTACAATTTCTGGAGTAATAGATACAACATTTTTACCTTTTAATATAGTACCTTTAATTTCTGACTTTTCAGCAGGTGTAAGTATTTCTGCAACCAAGGGTCTGATCGCAATATATGCTTTACCATAATCGGGTGGGTCATTATCTTCTCCACCCCAACATGATATGGAAGATATATTTGTAAATTCTCTTTGTATGATTGCTCTATAATCATCTGATGTAACAGCTCTATTCTGTGATGTAAATGTAAGTGGCGCGTTAAATCGGATTGATTCTTTGGTCTCTGCTTCTGCACCACCGGCCGCGGCTGCCACTGTTGTAAGTGCAATATCACTAAATCCGCCTATCGTATCGACCACAGTAAATATGTTTGCACCATTTGATTCTTCACCTTCCGTAAATATATAATCGACTGTTACAATATTGTTGTTATTTGGTTTTCTACCTGTAACACCATCGCCGAAATATATTTCATAATACCCACCTGAATTTTCTTGTAGATAATATACTGTGGAAGTTGAATCCACATTTAAGAGTGTTTCAAACTTTGTATAAATATCAAATGATGTTGATTCTTCGTTCTCTTGTAACCTAACTCTTAATGTACTTGTATCGGTATCAGAATCCGATAATTGAAATTTTTGATTTTCAATATCATTATCAACTCTGTATCTTAATGATTTATATGCGCCCTGTGCAATTACAACATTCGTAAATGTATACGTATCGCTTGTTATTACATCACTACTATTTGTAACTGTATCACGTTGAGCCGACTGTGTAGATAATACTACGTATTGGAATGTTTCTCCTGCAACAGTAGTTGATAATTTAGTCCCTCGAGGTAGTGATAAATTACTTGGTTTACTACCAACTTCTGAAAGAACATCAACTACAAGTGTAACCGTTGCCCTTGGAGCAAGAACGGATCTTGGAGTATAACCTAAAAGTTTTGCCCTTGTGACTACATTACCACGAATCTGTGCTGAGTCCAAGAATGCCTCATTAAGTGAAAAGTGAGCGGCCATGGCATTATAATGAGTGTTATATGCTAGAACATCAAGAAGGGTACTTAATCCCGACCCTTCAAAGTCATAACCTGAAAACTCAGTTTGTGTTTTTAGATAATTTTTTAGATTTTGCTTTATCTGATCAAAATCCAATTCTGTTACATTTAAATTCGTTGCCATAATTCTATCTTAACCTTCTTAATATTATTTGAACATTCTGATCGGTATTGAATTCTTTTATTAAAAAATTTACCGATATTAAATAAGAGTTGGAATCTGATTGGTCGATTATATCAATATCAATCACATCCACTCTAGGTTCATGTCTTGCCAGTGTATTTGCTATATTTTCTCTTAAACTAATTTCTGTTAGAACGTCTGCTGGTTCAAAGAGTAGTGCTCTAAGATTAGCGCCTATATTCTTATTAAAAGGCCTCTCAGAAAAATTAGTTATTAATAAATTCTTTACTGCATTTTTTATTGCAGCATCATCCTTTAAAGTAATAATATCCTTTCTAATTGGATGTAATGTTAATGCCAAATCCAAATCTGCCCAACGTTTTCTACGGGAAGTTACACTTGCCCTTGAAGTAGAACGAATAATTCTACTGCTATCACCAACTGGTATATCAGATAAATAATCTGGTGAGCCTGTAGTATTGATTGATTCGTTAATTGCCATATATCTATTTATATCCTTTTACACGTTCTTTTGTACATCTTCCCACCATTTCTTCCATACGGCCGTCCAATCCAGTATATTATCTCCCTCTGCATGCTCGTTCTTTAATGTGTTATATCTTTCTTGCTGAGTAGTATGCATTAGGTTAACATCATACCCGGGTGCACCCGTATAACCCGCAATGAGTCTCTCATATGTTCCTTTACTTCCTACATTCTTATACTTGCCTAGCTCTTCTAGAGTAGTACCGGCCGTCACTGCGCTATTGGCTCGATGGTTATAGACCCATATATATTTGATTGCATATCGATTGGACTTACTCTCCGGCCACGTGGCCCGTTCATGTGCCCATAGTAAACCCCTTGCCCAGCTGTTTGATCTTTTAAGGAGTTCTATGCTGAGTTCTTCGTAATCAATCTCTACCGCCACCTTCTCAACGGGTGCAGCAGGGGCATCCTCGGCCACTAACGATTCCGCGGGTTGAGTAACAAGCTTACCATCTATTTCCTCTACGTTAGGGATCTTCTCTGTGATTGCGCTTATATCAATGGTAGGCGGGAAAGAAGATAGACCCATAGAGCCCATTAAATCGGATAGACCAGGTACAGCAGAGGAGAACTTGGTGATAAGAGAGGACACCTTGCTTAGTAATCCAGCCGTGTCCAAACTATCCAGCTTAGAGAGCTCTCCTTGTATAGAGGGTATTACAGGCAGGGTGGGTATAAGACTCTCCATTGATGTCTTTAATTCTGTTAACTTCGCCGAGGCATCACTGAGCTTATCTTTACCTGCAGCGACCATAGTTTCGATTTCTGCCTGCTTAGCCTTAATGTCTGTGACAGTTTTGTTGGTTTCTATTTGCCCGGCCATAATAATCCTTTACATTGGTGCTCTATAATGTTATAATAACTATGCACTTGGTGCCCCTGTATCGACTCCACTATCGCCATCAGCTGTCGTACCACCAGTTTGTGGATGCGTATGTCCTACGCCTGATATAGTATCGGAGACATGGTCGACCGTTGCGGTTGAGGTCCCTGTTATATCGACGTTATTAGCGATATCTAAGTTAGCAGCAGTAAACGTCTGTTGTCCTACAACTGTTATATCGTGCGCCCCATCGACAGTCTCTGTATAATCTCCTTCCGTACCTAATACAATATTCCCCTTAGAGGTTACTGTTAATAGTCCTTGGTTCATTTGTTGCAAGTCCTTTTCAGCGTATAGGGTAAGGTTGTTGTAGGCAGTTGCACTGAGGTTATTTTCAGTTTGTATAATATAATCATTACCCACTGTCTGGATTTTATCAATTGTGGTGGCGGTTATCTGGTTATTCAGGACCGTGAGATTATCGTTTATACCAATGTTCGTGGCTCTGTTTCTACTAATCTCTGTCTCATAATTACCGCCTACCTTCGATTGAATTGATCCCTTTATGTTCTGGGTGTAATCTTTCTCTACCTCTAGATGATAATTACCGTATACCATATGGCGAAGATCACCTGTCACCGTAAGGTTTAGGTCTCCTCGAATGTACATATTTTTATTTTTCAGTACTATTTCATAGTCGTCGCCAATTATTTTTATATTTCGTGTACCGTCATTGTATATCTCTTCAAATGTACCGGATCGATGAAAACGATGAAGTCTTTCGGCTCCTGGGCTGTCATCAACCTCGTGTACATGACCGGATTCTGACTCTGATACCTTATTATAAGGATATGCCGGAACATGGTCGTTGCCTACCGGTAATTCGTCCCATGTTTTTTCTCCATAGTACTCTGTTTCTGTCTTATCGGGTGCCACTGTGGTAATTTTTGCCGGAGATGCCACCTTTGTCGATATACGAGTACCGCTTTTCTGAATATATACGTCTGCTTTTTTGTAATATTCACTGCGACCAGATTTATTTACATCAGAAATGCCGACATACTCGATTTTTGGGTAGTCTTCATCTTCGAACCCGTTTCTGTTGGCACCGGCCTTCGACGACATACTTGCAATAGAACCTATTATAAGAGGATCCTGCGCCGATGGGCCGTCTCTAAAGAAGCCCACCACCCATGATCCATTCATGAGACCATGTGGACCGGCTCCAATGCCGGATGTTCCGGCCTCTGTAACGGGCATCATGACAGTGGCCCATGGAAGGGCATCTGTCGGTACTATTCCTTTATCTTCTGTATGGTAACCAAAACAGCGTACTCTCACTCGGTTCATTTCTAAAGGATCTTCTCTATCCTCTACTACTCCGGTGAACCATACGAACTCACCACCTATAAATTCGTCGTTACGCACCTGTAGGAACCTCTTCAATTATTGGTATAATATCATTTAAATCTGCCCCAAAAGAATCTGTTTTTATTCTTACGTCCATAATATACTCGTCTCCAAATTCGTGGGTGATACTTGTTACCAAATATTTACCTGTTAATACTCTATCGA